AGATAGTAAATCACTTGCATTTAGATATAACAAAGTACAGAAAGCTAGACCAATTATAGGTTGTTCTGTAATACATAATGGACTACCAATTATTGAGCCTTTTATTAAAGATAAATCTGGTAAATGGATAGGTAAGTTGCTCTAATATATGCCTTTAAAACGATTTAGAGCCACAGAGAAAGCTACTAACAAGCAGATAGGTGGGAAGCATTACAAATCCTATACCATACAGCCTATAGAGTTTATAGTGGCTAATAAGCTAGATTTCATACAAGGCAATATCATAAAATACTGCTTGAGAGAAAAACGAGGCGAAAACCCAGATGAGAAGTGGAATAAGATAATTCATTACTGCGAACTAGCAAAAGAGTTGCAAAATAAAAAATAAGGAATATTAGGAATAAATGAATCTCTCTTATTTAATTTATTCAATTCTTGTAGTATATTGGACAACATTAATTTTTTTAACAAGTAATACTTATTTATGATATTTAGTTTATTAAACAATCCTTTAACAAAACTAGCAGTTAGTAAAGTTACTGACCATCTAAAACACAAAGCAGAAAAAGTAAAAACAATTAGAGAAGCAGAGATACAGGCTTGTAAAGAAGTTGATGTGCAAAGAATTAAAAGCCAAGATAAATCTTGGAAAGACGAAATATTAATGTTATGGCTTGTTGGAATGTTAAGTACAGGCTGGTTTGATAGCACAAGAGATAACTTTGAGGAATGGGTAAGAATTATAAACGATTTACCAGACTCAGTATGGTATTTAGTAATTATTGTATTTACTGCAACATTTTCTACTAAGATGACAGATAAGGTTTTAAACAGAAACAAAAAGAAGTAATATGTCCGAATGGACAAATTAAAAATTGATGCTGTTATAACAGATTTAGAATTACAATTAGAAACAAGTAACAATCCTTATGGTAGTTATATTAGCTTTAGATTCATAGATACTTATCCATATTTTACAAAAGTTAATGAAATGGTCGAAGAAATAAAAAGACGAAGTGATGTTGATTTAATTAATTACGAATACACTTATAAACAAATTCACAAAGATACAGATATAAAACATTTTGATATAACTAAAAACTAGGGTGGCAAAGAGAGAGATAAACACCACCCTAGTATTTTGGGTTAGAAAGGTATAAGACCCAAAATTCTTAAACGAGCCACCAAGTCTCCCTGATGGCTCTATCTACTAACTGATAAACAAGAGAGCAATCAATTTCTCGTTAGCAGAATTCATTAAACTTTACTATTCAAAGCTAAATCTCTTTTTAACTCTGATTGTTTTAAGCTAACATATCTATCTATATTTTGAAATCTATATCTAGCTTTAATTAATTCTTTTTCAGCTTCAGCATATTGCTCTACAATCATTTTATATTCAGAGTCTATTCTTGCTTCATGCTCTGCTTCACTCATAGTCTTAACTAACTTTTTATGTTTAATTACACACGAAGAAAAAATTGCTTTTCTTCCCTCGTCTAAAATAATAGTTTTCTTTTGCCACTCTGCCCAATCATTAGAAGCATCTTCTAATTTTTTATATAATTGATCGCTTAGACTCATTTTTTCTCCTTTAACATATATTTAAGTGTGGTTGTTGTTGGGTCAAAATCTAATTTATTACAAGAAATTAATATTATAGATATAAATATAATAAATATTATTGTTACAATCTTTATAACAAGTTTATTATGTTTTCTATGTATTGGTATTCCAAAAATAATCATGGGTATAATAACATCTCCTCTGCTTCTTTTTCTAATTGTTTTATTTGTTGTTTAAAGCTATGATTTTCTTTTTCTAAACTTTCTATTTTTTTAACTAATCCTTTATGTTCTAAATACATAGCTTGTAGTTCTTCCCTTTTAAAAGCGAGATCACGCTTTAATTTATTAATCTCGCTAATAAGTTTTTTTGTCATAATTAAAATGGAATCTCATCATCCATATCCTCTATTTTCTCAACGGGCATAGCATAATCTGGTGCTGATGGTTGTGCTTGAGTCATTGGTTGTTGAGTATATTGTGGTATAGTTTGACTAATAGGTTTCATGCCATCTACATTAGGTTGAGGTTTATATGGCTTAACCATTATCAAGCAAAATATTTGTTCAAGATTACCTTTTGCATATTGTGGTGGGTTTTGCATTTCTTGAGTCTTAGTCATATATTTTAAGACATATCCAGCTTTTGTATATTCTTGAACTTCTGGTGTATTAAACCAATCATTAATTTGTGATAAAGCATATTTTCTTTTGGTTAAGCTACAAGTAAATTTAACTTTACTTGCCTCGCCAGAATACTCATACTTTGGACTTACATTTCCTGTTGGGAATAATCTCATTTGTAATCCACAGAAAGGTTTATCGAATTTAGTTTTTTGATACATTTTTTTTTCCTTTTTTTAGTTGATTGTACTTTCTTACAGATTCATTAAAAAGAAGTTCAGATTTATGACAACTGAGTAATCCTAAAAATGCTCGTAAGTGTTCCTTTTTATATAAGATATGTCTAGCCTCGAAGTCTCCACTATCTTTAGGCAATCGAACTATATACATCTTATTGATCTTCTTTCCTGTTTGTTCTTCATAGGCCAACTTATATCCATGTAATTGATGAACCATATTTAAAAACAAACCTTTAGAAGTTTTTATATCTATGAGCCAAAGATTATTTTGTGAGTCTTTAGCAATTAAGTCTAAAGTTCCACAGAACCCTCGTTCAGAATATAAAACCTTTTCGGACTCAATAACTTTTAACTTATGTTTTGTCCAAAACCTTTTAAATTTTTCAAAGCAACCTAATATTACAGGGTCGCTTGGGTCAGTAAATTTTTCTCCTTTAAGCCACATCTCGCAAAACTTATGAACCATAGAGCCTATATTTAAAATATTATCTCCAGACTTTTTTGCATTAGTTTTAGCATTAGTTACTATCTTTTGTATTTGGTCAATCGGAATACCCTCTCTTTCCATTTCAGTTTTGATTGCATTTACTTGTTGGCTAATCTTCCAATTCTCTAACATTGGACTTGCTAACTTTCCAAGTAGTGTACTCATACCAACTACATATTCGTTGTTATGTATATAAACATGTTTTTCCTCATTAAACTCAATCGTATGACCATGTTCTGTTTTATGTATTGCCATTATTCTCTCCCTTATATTCTCGTTTGTTTTTAGCTTTAGAAGTAATTATTGCACAATATTCTTCTATATAATATTCGTGCTTATGTGGATTATTATTTATCACTCTATCCATAGCTTTTATTCTTTTATCTTGCCATGTTGTAGTCTTGTTTAAATGGGTGTCCATTAAGTTCTCTCCTTTTTTTAAGTAGTGTTAGTTCTTTATTAATAATTGGTTGAACCCAGAAGTCAAATGATACATTAAAGTATTCTGACAAAGCTAATAGATTTATTGGATTACAGAGATTTTGACCTTTTTCGTATTTTTGAATCTGCTGGAAAGTAATTTTTATAGCTTTTGCAACTCTAGTTTGGGTTAATTTATTAACCAATCTTATCTTCCTTAATTGCAACCCTATAATCTGAGTAACAATTTTATCGTTATGTTCTCTACTAATATTCCATTCTTCTAATAGATTATGAATTGAAATATTAATTTCTTCTACTGTTTTGTTCATGTTTTCTCCTATATGTAATTATATTTTTTGTTAATTTTATTTAACCAAGAATTTAAAGAATCTAATCTTTTAGATTCTTTAAAGTAATAATATTCGTTAATACCACCATAGTTATCTGTATAGATAAGTTTTTCTCCTCTAAGTGTTAATTTTTCTTGTAAATACAAATATTGATATTTTTTATGTTTTCTCCAATTACTATGACTTTTGTTAATTAATTTACTTGTCATTTTAGATGATGAAACAATTATTTTTTTATAATGTTCAGATGAATAATTAGTTGCATTAATATTTTTAGCAAAATCATCTTCCCATTTTTTAATCCATTTTTTAGTTAAGCACACTATGACCTCTCTTTGTTAAACATTTTCTCATAATAGACTCATACTTTGTGTCTAAAGTTGGACTAGCTGACCAATATAAAATATTACTAATAAAATTAGAATTATCTTTAGCAATCTTATCGCAATGTTGAATATTGTTTGTTATTTCTTTTGCTTGATCAGTATCAAAGTTAGATGATGACTTTCCAGCAGTATCTATGATGGGTTTATAAGCACAAGCATTAAGTAGAGTGCAGACTATCCCTATAGTAAGTATTGTTTTTTTCATATCTCTTTCCTTTTTAATTAAGTAATTGCTTGATGATACTTAACTTGATGTAATTTCCAAGCTACTACTTTTTTCTTTTCCTTTAGTGCTAACAGCTTTTGTAACAAATCCTTTTCCCTCATTATGAATTTGTCGTACTGCATTTGCAACTTTGGAAGTTTCTTGTCCATTTGCTTTGCCCTTTAATTGACTTACTTGATTAGCCAAGTAAGTATCCACAGGATTAATCATATTAAGTTCTTCCTGAAGATCTTGTAATCCACCAAGAGTCATATCTCGGTGGAAAATCTGTTTAAACTGTTTTGATATTTCTTTAGTAAAAGTTGAGTTAGCTGGTATTTTCATTATGATCTCTCCTTTACACCACTTAAATAATTATGTGATTTAACAAAATTTACTGCTTGATTATAATTTTCAAAAGAATTTAAAAACTCTTTTAAATCAGAGTCAGATAAGTTTTGATTACTTACAGGATTCTCTTGTATAAGTTTTCTTATTTTACTTATTATGTTTTTCATTATACTCTCTCCTTGTTTGTTGTTAGTTAATTTATTTAACATACAAATAACTTACCAAATAGGTTGCATTATGCAATAGCTAATTTATCGCATAAAATATAGCTTTTTTGACTATTTTAACAACTTGTGTTTTAATTCTTGCAATTTAAACAAATCAAATATAAAAAACGAATCAATTAAAGATATGATTATAAATAAAAAATATGTTAGAGAGAATTATCCGAAAGGATATAAGTATTTATTTTCATATCATATACTTAATTGTGTTGGGTTTGGCCTCTCTCTCCAAGCCCAGCACATAACAGGGAGAAAACGAGATGAAACAGTTAGATATATTTGATACTGATTATGAGTCTTGTAATTACACTAAGACTAGCCAAGAAGCACTAGCCACAATAAAGCCTAAGATTAAAACTAAAAGAGAACAAGTCTATGATCTTATAAAACTTAACGCACTAACTAATTATGAAATATCAGATGAGTTAGATATGCCTTTAAGTTCTGTAACTGCTAGATGCCGAGAGTTACAAGTTTTGAATTTGGTTGAGGACTCTGGTACAAGAAGAAAAACTAAATATGGGAAACAAGCGATTGTATGGCAAAGAAGAAAGTAGCAACAAAGGGCGAAAGAGAGCATATGAGCAAGGTTGCTAGTTTGGGGTGTTTGGTATGTCAAAGACCAGCTAATGTGCATCATATACGCCCTATTGGGCTAGGAATAGGCAATAGATCGAGCCACTACCAAACGATACCTTTATGTCACGACCACCATCAAGGACAATTTAGTATTCATAATTGCAAAGAACAATTTGAGGCTCGTTATGGTACAGAACACGAAATGTTACAAAAAACTTTGAAAGAAGTTGAGAGTTTAGAAGAAGCAAATAATTTTTTTAACTATAACAAAGGAGAGAACAATGGCTGAAATGAGAGAAGAACATTTTGAAGTAGTTTCTAGCAATAGGGCTAGAGCATATGAAAAACAAAAAAAAACAAAAAACATAATTAGAACACTTTTAAATAGATACTCAAAAAAACAATTAATCGAAATGATAGAAAAGGAGAGTAAAAATGGAAGATAAAATAAAAATTTGCCCTGAATGTAAAACAGATTCTTATTTAATGATTAACACTTTTTTTGATGATGGAACTACAGATTGTGGTTCTTGTGGGTGTAATTGGGAAGAAGACGAACTACTAATAGAGGAACAAAATAATGTCTAAAAAACGAGGATATTTTATTTTATATCGAGATATTTATTCTAGCCCAATATTTAAAAACTTATTACAAGCATCATGCTGGATATATTTCATATCATCTGCATCACATAGAGATACAACTTTAAAGTTTTTAGGAACTGATGTTTTTATAAAAAGAGGCGAAGCCATTATGCCTTTACGAGTTACAGCAAAAAGATTTGGTATGACTTATTCTGAAATGAG